TCAAATGAACCAGTCCAGTTTTTCTGTAGAGCAGCTTTCGTTTTCCACTCATTACCAAAGCTTGAGGTATCTACTACGTCAGTAGTTTCGTCAATTGTCCAGTTATAAGCATCTCCAATTTCTATAGCTGGCGCAAAATACTTCCCTGAAACAGTTGGAGATAGTCCGGTATCGGTAAGTTTTACTCTTCCCGTAAACCAATCAATACCGCCATCCATCCAAGTTTTATCTAAAGTTCCAATCGAGAGGGTGATTGGTTCATTCGGGTCCCAAAGTCGTTTAGTTGTATCAGTTATTTGATATATTTTGGTCGTTCCATCTTCAGTCATTGCTTCGCTGGTAAATACAGTTGAAAAAGTAGGAGAGGTGTTAATCGCATAAACCTTCGCTAAATAACCCTTAAAGGTTGCCATCTATATCACCACCTAATGATAACTTAATTCACCGTTACCAGTAAAATTGAAGGTAACGGTAACTAAGTCAGCTACTGCAGCCGAACGAGAAATACTTTCTACCACTGCAGCTCCAGAATAGTAATGAGTTCCATCTACATAAAAATTAGCTGTAATATCTGCTCCAATTGTTAAAGCGCTTTGCCCTGCATCTGAAGTATCTAATCTTCCGGTTATGCTTCCTGTCCAGTCTTTCTGAGTAGCTACTTTCTTTTTCCACTCATCACTAAAAGCCGACTTATCTATGATGTCCGCCGAAACATCAAGCGTCCATTCGCTTATTTCACCCACCGTATCAGTTCCAACCTTAAAGTTTCCTTGATAACCTTTTAATACTGCCATTTCAGTCCTCCTAAGAGTAAATTTTGTAAATACAAGTAATTACCGAACCATATTTTTCCAAATCATTATCCATACCATTTAATCGATTAACTGTAATATCTAAAGGTTTAGATTTATAAGTTTTTTGGTTTGGCTCTTCGCCTATGGTAACAGTTAATTCACTAAATAGTGTATTTTTAATATCTTCTGGTAAAGATATAGCTTGATACTCATTCGCAATAGGATAAGCATATATCCAAATGTAATATTCGGTTTCTTTTGCCTCATCAAAGGTTACAATCTTTTCCATATCCGTTAATGACCGAACCACTGCAAAAGGTTTAGTTTGAGCGTTTAAGTCTAATTCGGGTGAATATAATAAAGCTCCACTTAAACCAGTAACATCTTCTATTGCATCCACAATTGCTTGCAATAAGTTGATTTTCATAGTTTTTTCAATTCCCTCACAGCTTCTTCTATGTCTCTCATAAATTGCTCTCTTTGCTCAAAAAGAGTTTTAGTCAAATAACCTACTGTCTCAGGATGTAAATTATTAACATAATTCCGTAGGCGAGCATAAGGTACATTATCTGAAAAAACAGCATATAACATTGTAGCTAATGGCTCTTTGTCTATACTTCGTCTTAGTGTCCCGGTTAAGACTGGCGCTCTCGCTTTCGCCTTTGCTCTAATTTCCTCAGCGTTTTTCTTCACCACAAAGTCAAGAGCCTTAATAAGCAATTCAGGACGTTTATCCCATTTACTAATTAACTCATCTAACCCTTCTAATTTCAAAGTAATGTCAAGCAACTTTATGCCCGCCTACTTCATAATAAGTTCCTAACTGGTCGATTTTGATATACTTCACTTGATAATTCTGTGAATTGTAAGTGATTATATCGTTTAATTCTATTGAATTGCTTATCGGAATTCTAACTAAAATATCTCCCGCATTTAATATCCCCGAATCAACCACTATTCGTTCATCGCCCCGCAATTCTTGAACATCTGCTGCAATTGTGGTATCTGTTAATGTATATCCTAACCCACCGCACAACTCACAAGCAGGGTCAGCAATACCATAGCTATCAATACACGTACAGACTGTTTTGACATTAATCGATATTGAATTTATAGCCGATAGAACCTCAGCTACGCTATTTTTGATATACGTTTTATCAATAATCACTTTCTACATCCGCATAATCGGTAATGTCTAATCCAGAAAGCCTATCCATTTCAGTTTTCCACAATTCATCTACTGAGGAAGGGTCAGCCCCTATAGTAGCTTTAGTTTCATATTCCTCAATCAAAGTCCTATAATTATCCACTAATCGAGATTTGTCTATCCTCACATCCCCAGTAGAAAAAGAATAAGCTCCGGATACTATCTGAGCCACTATCCCTCTTAAGACAAAAGCAGCTGTTTTATAGATATTATTATTGTTATCAGCCAACAAACTATTCAGCTCATCATCAGTGTATCCGTGGTCAGTCGGTATTAACTTTTTTACTTTTTCGAGGTTTGTCATTCTTCTCCTCTTCTAAAAGTTCTTTAATTTCATATAACATTTTGTATATTTCCATTAACAAAAGTTCTTGAGTTGTAGAAGGGTTAAGATATTCTAAAGTAGTATTCCCTCTTCTATTAACTTGCTGTATCACTTGAGGCATAACAACCTCCTGTAAAATTAAAATAAACTTTCTGTAATGTTAAAGAATAGTTTCCAGAAGAGCTTCTTTCTCTCTTTACCTCAATTAATACAAAATATTTATTGTCAACGTCTTTATAGATACCACCGTCAACATATTGTTTATTAAGCTCCTCTTTCGAACCATAAGCGTAAAATACATTATCCCAATCAAAGAACTTCTCTATTCCTAATGTGTTATTAAGGTAACCAATAAGCTCGTATCCTGCCATTCCTAAATAAGGGGAGCGAAAGCTCCCCTCTTTATTAAGCTGTACCAGTTGAGGCATAACAACCTCTCCAATCAAATACTGCTCCACCTATAACGTGTCTAACCTTATACTCAATGCTATCAGTATCAAAGTCTCCGCCAAATGGGTCTTCTCCGCCGCCAATTCGCATAGCGTTCGGATTCTTCATAAAGATTTCTGGTTCTTCATGCCCAGTAAGTTTAGCCAACACTAATGTTTCAATGTCAGCAGGGTCAGGGAATAAGAACCAAGAAGTATTGCCGTTCGTCGGGTCGAGAACTGAAATATAAGGATTAACATGTAAAACTATCCTGGTCTTCATCCAGTTAGCTGTTTTCCAAATAGTATTCCCTTCAGTATACTGAACCTCAATTGCGTTTAAGATATTTCGAGCAGTAATCTCCAAAGAAACAGGAACTACTAAATGTAATCTCTCAGTATAGATAGGTTCGCCATCGGGAGTTGTATGAGCTCCGATAGCCTCAAGAGCTGCTCCTAAAGAAGTTATACTAAGTTTGGCAGTCCCTAAGTTTGACTTAGTAGAATCATCAAAAAGAGTAGGGCTTGGTCCGGAAGAGGTTTCAAATAGAGAAGTAACCAATCTTAATTCAGTCCGTCTCGCAGCCCGAGCTAATTTCTCGGTTATTCTCCGCAAAGCTCCTAAGTCATCATTTAGATATGCTTCCCATGAAAAGCCTATTTTTCTACCAAACTTAGCTACCTTTATTTCATATTTCCCATCTGCTAAAGCCGAATACTGATAAGGCTCAAGCTCCTTTACTTCATTTAGAGCTCCATCTCCACCATATTCGTATATTCTATCAGCAGTTCTGAAGTCTTTTACTTTATCGAGATAAACATATCCCTCATAATCTGCAGGATATTCCCGATATGCTTTCAATAAAGCTCTATCAAGTGCTGTTCCTAACAAAAGATTGGGTAAATCAGAAGTAGACATAGTTTCCGCAATTGAGCGAACTCCCACATCGCCTTTTAAGTCTTCGAATAATTCTTTGAATATATCCATTTTATATTCCTCCGTTACTTTAATAATACTTGAATAGTAGCATTTGCTCCTGAACCAACCGTCTCAAGAGCATAACCAAAGAAAGTTCCACTATGGTCGTTTTTATTTATCTTAACCGTTCTGGTAGCATCATAATACAGTTTATCTCCAATACTTACAGCAACGTTACCATACGTCCATTCTGTACTATATACCATGTTTACGCCCTCAACGTTGAGCTCAAAAACTCCCTTTCTACGGATAATACAAGTTCCATCATCTTCAGCATCCATTAAAGCTACTCCAGTTATCCCGCCAATTGCTACCGGGTCTCCAGACTTCGCTCCCACAACGGTTAGTGCTAAATTATCGGGTTTCTTAAAAATTAAGTTCTTAGCCATAGTTCACCTCCTAACTACGAGCAAGGAGAACTTTGATAACTCCAGTACTTCCTGCAGTTAACCCCTCCAAGGCATAACCAAATAAAACACCAGTTGCCTTTTTGTTTAATTTGGGAGTATCAGAAGAAACATAGTATATTTTATCTCCAACCACAACTGCTGAATTACCAGAACCATCAATGGCTTTTACGTTTAGGTCGAATACTCCTACCGTTCTACCAACCACATAACCATCTTCGTCCTCATCAACCATAGCTACTGCAGGAATCTGCCCTACCACAAAAGGGTCGCCAGAATTTAAATCAGCATTAGTATAAAACTTCAACTGATTACCGTCTTTATAAACTAAGTTTTTAGCCATTTTGTTCACCTCTTTGTTTCCATTATTTTATTAACTTCATCTTTGCTATATCCCATTGCCTCGAGTAGTTTTCTTTGTTTGTCTGCGTATAGTTCTTTATTATCTTCTTTGCCACTATTGCCTACGTTTACCTG